CTTGGATATAAACGAACCGAATAACTTTTTGGTATATCAAATATTAATCCAGTAGGAACTAACATTCGTTCTGTTGGGTTGATTTGCACCCTTCCTTTTACCACTTTTCTCTCTCTGATCTCTATATCTTGATCATCATGATTTATGTATACTTTTGCTACAGAATCTTCTGGTAAAAAAGAGTGCAAGTCAAAGCAGGCCGATCCTTCCGTTGCACGAACAGGATCTTTTACGTTTTTATGTAATTTATAAAAATATAGATTACTCGTCATTCTCATCAGAATCCCTTTTGTTGCCAATATTATATTTTGGAGTTAATTCCCATTCGTCTTTTTCTTTGAAAGACAGGATTTTTAACTGACTCAATGGAACTGTGGGTTCTGCTGATTTATCCGATTGCACCAATGAAATCAATTCCCATTCTGAAAGAAGATTTGCAATCGTATTTCGTCTTGCTTCATCGTTCTCTGAGAAATTGGATGTTTTACCATCTAGTGCAAATAACTCTTTAAAATGTACTATGTAATATTTACCTTGCTTGTGCAAGATATGACATGATTGAAATAAAGTTTTTTCTTTGCGTGATGCAATACCGATTCTTGTGAGGGTTTCTCTTACCTTGAGAAAATCATCGGCTTCTTTTAATTTCACTTCAACCATCCGTTGGATGATTTCTTCACTCATTGTTTCCTTTCAAACCACCTATATCAATTTGTTGTCTAATAATATCCAGTTGCGACTCATTGAGAAGTAAAGCGTAGTCTCTCGCTTTCGCATAACTGCATTTACAATACTTCTTGATTAATTCAAGAACTACATTATCTTCTTTTTTCCTTTTTAACCATTTACCATATCTTTTCTTTGGTCTAATAGTATTTAGAAAAAAGTCGAATTGGAGTTTTGAATCAAGGTGACTATGAAAGTTCATTTCATTTGCATATAATGCCGTATCGTGATTGAAACTCAATCCACGATTGACAATAAATGGTTTATAATCCTTTTCTGCTTCGGGAGTTTGATCAATCAGATTTGTCTTACCATGATTGATTTGATTTATGAATTCAAATGGACTCATACGAACTCACATTCCGCCATCAACTCTATCAGGCAAGCAACCAAGTTAATCTCTTGGTCTGCAACAAATGCAGATTTATACTGATAATCTGCAATAATTAAGACTGCTTGAGGAATAGACCCCTTATCGACAACTTCATACAATTTATCGTAGATTTTACGATACACAGATGCAGGATCATTATCAACATTTGATGTGACCCATTGTCTCATATTAGGGAAGTTCTTTTCTCTCAGAGCCGTAACTAATTGATTGAGATTCAGTTCTCCTATATTTGCAAGGATTCCCGAATCAATTGTGCCAGATGTAGAATATCGTTGCATCTCATTCAACACCCTTCTGAAATCTGGAAAGTGTTTGTTGATCAGAGCTGCAATTACATTCTTATCATGTTCTACATTTTCTTCAGTAAGAATAACACCACAACGGATCATGAATTGTTGTGCAATTGCTGGTTTTTCACTTTTTGGAGAAGTGAAATCCACTACTGCACATCTGGAATGAATTGGTTCAATTATACGATTCTTGTAATTACAAGTGAATATAAAAGAACAATTATCTGCAAACTTTTCTATGAATCCCCTCATGGCCGGTTGAACCGAATCTGGATTCATATAGTCTGCCTCATCAATGATCACAACTTTTCTTCCACCCTGTAAGGAAATAGTAGAACAGAATTGTGTCATTTTAGTCCTGAGAGTGTCAATCATTCTACCCTCATCAGAACCATTGATGATAATATAATCGGAATTTGTCATATCACAGATTGCCCTGGCCACAGTTGTTTTACCAACTCCAGCAGGGCCCGTGAACATGAGATTGGGAACTTTTTCTTCCTTGACTAAATCTTCAAGAGTTCCCTTGATCGTATCAGATAAGATACATTGATCGATGGTTTTAGGCCGATACTTTTCGACCCACAAGAAATTATCCATATCAAAAAACCTTTCATAGTGTAGTTAAACTTATCCCTCAAAAGTAGAGTTCTGCTCGAGTGCAATCCAATACTGTAACGAATCTGTTGTCCTATTGAAATGGGAAATTCGTTTTGATGATAGTTTCACATCATAAGTACCTTCCATAATCTTGTTCAAGTTTTCAGTCTTGAAGATCATTCGGAAAGTTTTATCGGTAGGGCCGACACCAGTTGAAAATCGATCTGAAGATGTATTACCAGTATCAGATACAACTAATCGAGTTTCAGTTCCATTACCTTCTACAACTACTTCTGGAAGTCCAAGAGTGTTTGCAGCGTTAATGGTCTTTTTGAATACATCTTTTTCAAGAGTGAATTCAACATCTGGATCTGGAAAGGAAATATCTTTCTCAGGCGGTGTTTGGAACATTGAGCTACTTCCACAATATCGATATTGTGCCTCATGTGAAGGATCTGAAATAGTCACACCTTCTTCTGTAAAATCCAAATCTGGATCATTGAACAGAGACAGAGTTCCAAGAAAACGATTTAATTCGTAAATTGGAAATGTCTTTGGGAAGTCCTCACTAATCTCTACTGAGGCGAGAATAGTGTTTAATGGGGAAACAGTTCTTAACAGATTTCCCTCACGAAATTCCAAACTTTGGTTTATAGTAGCATAATTTTTCAAAAACCCTACTGTGTTTTCACTTAACTTCATTGCGTTCTCCTTGAGATTCACGTTTATAATGGTTATCATGTAGGTATAACATAATAATAACATAATGAGCGACTTTTGTCAAGTCGTTTCTATTAAATCCACCCTTCTTTCCATACCTTTGAGCGTATTTAATCATATTACCAATACAGAAACCTTCACCATGTCCTGCATCAGAAATAAATTCTGTTGACTGTATTTTGTTTTGGGCATAATGGGAAGTATAGGTCTTATCTATTGCATCCCAAATTTCACTTAAATACTTGCCCTCATCGAATACATAATCAACCTTTTTTCTTTTTCTTGCTTGCTTGTTTGATTTTTCTTCTGCGTTTTTCAAAGTCTTTCACCCTTGTTTCATTGTCTATGCCATGTCCTGCAAAATCTAGATTGGCCAGAGTTTGCATCGAACCACTAAAATTATACGCACCCATATGACTTATTTTCATCCATGGGCATAGGAAAATTTGATAACCGATTCTCCTGACAAACTGACAGAAGAAATAATCTTCTGAAAGATATCGATTACTTTCACCAGAGATATCACCCAAATAGGCTTTAGAATCAATCACAGTATCAAAATATGCATGAATGTCTCTATCACCTTTGAAATTTTCTGAACGATTATGATCTGGTGTATATTTGAATTGAGGATATGCTTCTGCAAAATCCTTGAATACTTGTCGCTTGATCATCATAAAACCAGTTCCGATCTCAAGAACATCAACTGGCTCTGTTACTTTAATTTTGTGAGTATTTTCTACAGGATTGAATACATAATCCCCTGTGTAATTTTCTAAAATAGTAGGATCTTCATCTGCAAATCCTGCATCAACTGCAGCTCTTACTTTTTCCCACGCAATGCATTTCTTTGGATATGGCCCACCTATAATGTCCTTATCTAATGCAGCCAAAGTCAATACATCATTTGGATCAAAATGAATATCTGCATCAATGAACATCAGATGAGTGTATTTTTCATCTCTGACAAATTCATCAACCAGATAATTTCTTGCTCTAGGAATGAGTGATTCATTAAAAAGATAGAAATACTTTACATCCATCTGATATTTGGTTGCAAGTGTAGATAGATCTGCACAGGCTTTAGAATACAAACCAGAACACATTCCACCATACATCGGAGTGCATACCATTATTCTTTTTTCTCTCAATTCCTCAATACCAATTTTTACTTCCATAATTCTCCATTATAATTCAGTAGATATGACAATAGGATGCTGCCCCTCCAAGCAACACCCTATAGTATCTATAACCTCTAAAAAGGTTGATGTGTTTCTTCTTCTTCAGTTGTCTCTGAAGTCTTACCTTCTTCTGTTTCATCAGAAGGCATTGAAACCTTTTCATCTAACTTGGAGTACAAGTCCATGAAGGTATCTTTGGTCTGATCATCAAACCTTGCAACACACATTGCAATGGCCTTCATTCTATCCTTGAAGATTGCAAATGCATGGACAATGTGAACCAATCTACGAGTCGCAATGATCTCATCAACTCCACCATCATAAAAGGTTTTACGAATCAGATCTGCCCAGTCTACCAGTTTCCCAGCATATTCTTCATCAAGACATCCAAGATTTGACATCAACTTCGTGACAATTTTCTTCTCAACTGAAATGGAAGGATATTCCTGTTCCATTGTAATTGGGAATCTCTCAAGGAAGGCCTCGTTCAGAATGTTAGTTCCGATAAATCGACCATCTTCAGAACCTTTACCCTTAGTGTTTGCAGTCGCCATGACTGTAAAACCAGCTTTAGGACGGACAATCCTTCCTTCTTTTTTGATCAGAAGTGGATTTCCTTCCAGAACAGGCTGGAGACACATAATCTTGTTGGACGCAAGGTCAACCTCATCCAGAAGGAGAGTTGCACCGCGTTCCATTGCCATAGTAACTGGCCCGTCTTGCCAAACTGTTCGACCATCAACCAATGCATAGTGACCAATCAGGTCATCTTCATCAGTTTCAATGGTAATGTTCACTCTGAAAAGTTCCTTCTTCAGTTCCGCATGAATCTGTTCGATCATCATAGTTTTTCCGTTTCCAGACAAACCAGTAATGAAGATAGGGTAGAAATTTCCAGACTTCTTAATAGTCTTTACATCATTGAAATGTCCAAACTTTACATAACCTTCAACTTTTGAAGGAACATAAGATTCAGTTGAATTTTTTGGGAATTCAATTACATTAGTGACCATATCAGCCGTTTCAACTCTTGCAGCAGTTGCATGAGTCGCAAGTGCAACAGTCGTATCTTCTACAACTGTTTCGGTAGGAATGGTAGAAACCTCAATTTCCAAGTTTCCATCCATAGTAGGAAGTTTATACATACCCCTATCAACCTTATAAGGAGAACGCACAAACCAACTTGGCCAACCTAAACTGTTTTTCTCTTTTACATCGACAACTTGCTCTTTAGAAAGAATTGCACCTTCACCGAACTCGGCCTGTGCAACTTCAACAAATTTCTTTCTTGCAGGAGTCATATTCACATTCATCATAACAAATAATCTCCATGTGGGAGGTTCAAAACGGAGAGAGGTAAATCCTCTCTCACTTTCATAATTATATTATACCAAATTCTAACAGTAATGTCAAGTTTTTTCACGCAACTTTTTCAATAAATGCATTGAGAAGTACACGATTCTTCAACTTGTTTTTGGTATTCTTTTTCAAAGCCTTTCGGATATCTGCTTTGGAAGATCCTACTTCAACTTCTCCGATATGATCAACTTCGTCAATCTCAAGACCTTTAGTATTGATGATATAGAGTTCATCGTAAGCACCATTCTTTTCAATAATGAATTTGTCTTTTCGGAATTTTGAAATATCTTCATCAGTAGGATATGTTTCCATCACATAACTTAAATTTCCGGCCATTCTTCTTCCAGAACCAGAAGTCAAGAAAAATCCAAGAAGATTAATTCCAAGAGAATTCTTCAATCCTTCGAGCAGGATATTTGTTTCTGTTTTTACTTGACCCCTTGCATTAACAGGATATGTTCTTGTTCTGGATGCTTTGTCATCGATATGAAGTGATCTTCTATCAAAACCTTTCTCAACATTTGTTGAATCAAGATACTTATTAGAACGATTACTTTGACCATCAGTCAAGATAACTGCATTAACGATTTGAGCCTTTGACTTGATTTTGAATTCATCAATTACAGACTTCATCATTATAATTGCATCATTCAAAGGAGTTCCCCCTAAAGAGAAATTCCCTGGCATTCCGTAATATTCATTAGTGTTACTGTAGTAATAGTTGTAACGAGCAGTAAATCCATCTGAAACCAAAAGAAGATTTCGATATGCTTCGTTCAATTCTCTTGTTCTCATTCTAGAAGAAAAGAGATTGACCAACTTTGTATTCTTGCAAACTAACATATCATTAGTTTTATAATTTGCAATTTTCTTTTCAGTATAACTTACATCATAAGGAAGTTGATCGCGTTTTCTCCACACTTCTTCATTATCTTCATCTTTCCAATCACGATAATGATCAGAGAATGCAAACACTTCAAAAGGAATCTGAACTTTTGAACAGAACATTGTCAAGTTAATCAACTGTTCGATTGTATCACCCATGCAATTATTCATAGAACCAGACCAATCAATGAGCATTACCATTCCATGATTCTTTCCTTCTGGAAAAGAAGTGATCTGTTGAAACAGATTTTCACTATACTTGTATGCATGGATCTTGTTCATGTCAAGAGTTCCCTTCTTTGAATTATAGGCTCTACGATGAATATCCGCAGCCTTCTTCATTTCAAACTCTTTGACCATGTAATTGACCATCTTATCATTTGCAATCTTAAACTTCTTCAGAAGTTTTGTTCCTGCATCAATTGCACGTTCCTGTTTTCCATAATAGTTATTCAACTCTGCATGAACTTTTTTGTAGTCAACGACAACTACATCAAGAT